GGTCGACTACCGCCTTGGCGATACGTTCCGTTTCCTCCGGATTCGTCAACGCGAGCTTGATCTGATCGTGCAACTTGCCGATGCGCTCCAGGGTTTCCTGCGTCTGCTTCGCCTTGTGAAGTTTAGCGCCCGCATGAGAAGAAGCACCGCCGAGCCCGAGCAGCGCCGTACCCCGAGCCGTCTCCGACATCACGGCAAGCACCCTCTCGGTGATTTCGCCGGGAGTCGCACCCTCAAACTCGCCGCTGGACGCGATCTTCGCCAGCTCCTCGCCGCCCACGTTGATGAGTTCCTGAAGTCCTTCCGTACCGGATTCGCCACCAACCACCATCGCGTAATCCTTGGCGAGGCCGAGCAGTATCCCGAGCTTCGTAGGATTGACGGCCAGCTCCTTGACGCCATCGGAGAATAGCTTCTTCGCCGCGCCCTTGAATGGAGCGGTCAGAATCTTCAGGCCAACAACCTCGAGAGCGGCATTGAGAGCACCGACGCCGATGGCTGCGCTACGCTTTACGTTCTCGTCAAGAGGCTGGCCTCCCTTGCCTTTGACGCCATCCATTTCGACGTAGGCGTTTCCGGTTTCCGTGATGAATGCCTGCTCCCCCATGCCGAACATCATCCCGGTGCCGAATCCGCCGACGAATCCAGCCGGCGCGGTGACAGCCGCCGCTGGACCTCCGAACGCGCCCACGCCAAGCCCGAACAAAGCCCCTTGGACACCCCTCTCCAGGGCTTGACCCGCGCTATCCACCATCTGACCGCCAATCTTCGCGGTCGGGTAGAGCAGCCAAGTAGCGAAGTCTGATCCTTGGGGAGTGACGGACAGCTTAGCCTTCGTCTCTTCGATGGCCGCTTTCAAGGCGGGGTTATCCTCGCCTCCCACTCTCCGCATCCCGAGCCGCCCAAGGACGTTGGTAGTCGTCCCTGCCTCAGCCCCCATCTCCAGAGCCTCGCCCATGCGCTCGAAAAACGACGTTCTCGACGTATCCCCCTGAGTGAATGCTTCCCTGCGCCGAGCAGCCTTGACCGCCGAAGCGACGTACTCCCGTTCCATTGCCTCAAGGGATTGCTTCTCGGGGATATGGAATGCCCCCTCACCGAGTGACAAGGGAGTCAAGTCCTGTTTCGGAAAGTCCTCTGCGGCCTTCTTCCTCGCGCCAGGACCAATAGCGGCCTCAAGCTCCTGATCCGTGGAAGGCCGGAACTTCGGCTTCGCTAATTCATTAAGTGCCTGTTCAAGATCAACGATCCGGGATAGATCATCCTTCGCAGCCGACAGCCTGTAGGGATCGCTCGCCCATGCCGCCGTCTGAGGAGCCGCTTTCCGCAGTTCCGACAACTGATCCTGGGAAAGCCTGGTCTGCTCGCCCTTGATGTCTCCGAGGTTCCTGAATACGGTATCGAGTGGCAAGCCGCTTTTCAGGGACAGCTTGAGCGTCTCAGCCGCTTGCGCTGAAGGGATGGAGCTAGACAGCCTGTTAGACGCCCCCAAGCGTTGACCTTGCCGGGACGACATCTCATCAAGGAAGGCGTCATACGCTCCCTTGGGTTCATCCTGAACAGGCTCGTCGTTATTTTCCGCCATCGGGCTTCTTCTTGTTCGCTTCCTCTTCGCGCTGTTTCATGCGCCTGACATAGGCTTCCATAATCATGAGATCATCCCAGACGATCCCACGAGCCTTGAAGTCTGAGAGAATGGCATCCCTCTCCACGATGGGGACCTTCCCGGCCAACTCAGCCACCCGCGCCTTGTGCGCGTACTTGAGTTCAGGCTCACCGAACGGCCCCCACGTCTGCCCCATAAATCCAGGTTTGACCATCGGCTTAAGCAGATCATCGACCATCAACTCTACTTCCTTGTCTGGAATGAAGGTCGTTTTGTGCTCGGCCTTCCAGAGCCTTACTTTCTCGTTGACCACGCGATTGAATCTATTTCGCTCCAGTCCGGGAGGAATGACGCCATCAACGGAGCCGTTCACGATAGCCGCGACTCCCATGAAACCGTCTGCCTCTTGCTTTTCCTTCGCGGAATCCTTGATGAGTCCGGTTTGTAGCTTGACCACTTCCTCAAAATCGGTCTTGTCAAACTTGTCGAGGTAGGGCATAAGATTCAGCCGCTTGAACTTCTCCCGCGTAGATGGATCGGCGGCCATGAGATTGAGCGCGTACCACTGGGTTTGATCCGTAACGACTTCACCCTTGGCGTAGTTCCGGAGTGTCTTCCTCTCCGTCGCCGTCATGGTATCGCGCAGGGTAGCGGGAAGGTCATCGAACCGCCTCCCACCGTCGATCTGATTGACGGCATCGACCATCAACTGCTTGCGCTCGATTTCACGGCTTCTGACAAGGCCATGCCAGCGTTCACGGGCAAGACGTTCGGCGCGTTCCCGGACTTCAGGATTCTTGATTCTCCTGATCTCTTCCATCGCCGCTTCCTCGGAAGTCGGTACGTCATGCTCTTCCCCGGTATTCCAGTCGACGTAATTGGTAAACACCTTATCCACTTCCCGTTGGGCATCGCCGAGCGTCGTCTCGGTCTGCATCATCCGAGGAATCCTGACGGCATCGTTCCCGACAAGTTCCTTCTGATTCACCTCGAAATAGTCTTTAGCCGACATCACCATTCCAGCGTTAAGCATCCCCTGGATTACGTCCGCGTGGGTATCGCTGGCAGCCCGGCTCTTTAGTAGCTCGATCATTTCAGGCGGATGTCCCTTGCTTCTTCCGTAGTCCTCGATCTCGAGCTTTTGGGCCATAACCGCCGTCGCGGTGTTGCCGGGAGTCCAGTCTGATGCCGCGCTATCGCGCCAGCTTTTCAGTTTCGCCTCGTGGGTCTGCCCCTCGAAAATCTCCATCTGCTGCGCGGCATGGCGTTCGGAGAACGCGCCAAGATTCGCCTTCGCCTGACGATACTGCGATCTCACGAGTTCCTTGACCGTAGGATTCCCGAGTTTTCGATCAAGTTCACCGTGGAAGGTATCGAAATCAGCGACGGCTTTCGACGCTGCTTCCAAGGCGTTCTTTCCAGTCGCCTTCTGAGTTTCCAGTTTCAGGCGATTCGCTTCGTTGATGATGCTGGTTGAGGCTTCATCGGCGGCGGTCTTGATGCCGCGATCAAGCTGCTCTTGGAACATCTTCCCGGCTAGATTCGCTGATTGCTGTGCTGCGCCGAACATTCCAGCCGAAGTCTGACCGCCTCCGAATGTTTCAGCGGAAGGGATGCCGGATTCGCGGATAGACGGAGTGATTGCCTGATCCACCCTATCCGCGCCATAGCTAGGAATTCTCGCCATAATTAACCCGGATACGGAGTGTAGCGAATCCTATCGCTTTCGCGCTGTTCAGCAGCGGACAACGGCGCATTCATCCCGCCGTACTTCTCGGAGTAGTACCCCATCATCGCCGCTCCCTGAGCCGCTTGCATCCCACCTGAAATGATCGAGCCTCTCATGGCTCCTCGAGCTTCGATCCCGCTCATCCTGGCGCGATTCATGATCTGCGCCTGTTCCGCTCTCAACCCGAGAGCTTGACGGTAGGCATTCGACCGGATCGTATCTGCGTCGATGGCTCCGAGCATGGAGGCTTCTTCCTGGAGATCTAGAGCTGATCCCACGCCTGGATCAACCCCGCTGGCTGCCGCCGCCGCACGTTGAGCCCCGATCAATTGATTCGTCCTCTGATGCTGGCGTGAAGCAGCCAGGTCCCCCGCACGTCGAACATCATCCTGCTGGATCTGATTCCAGCCGAGATTGATTCGTGCTTGACTCTGAGTGTAGGCATTCTGTCCCTGGGCGGCGATCCCTTGGGAAACGGTATTCCCGATTCCCGCAGCCGTGCTGATTCCCTGTGCTACAAGCAGTCCGCTTAATTCGCCCACTCTGTTACCTCTCGCTTATCATACCCCGAGGAGTGACCGACAGAATAGCGCACGGAAGCGGATCGAGTTGCCTGATCGCCACTCTTCCGCCTTCACTCCAGTTTGCCTCGATGGTCTGGTCTATCACGCCCGTCAGCAAGTCTACCGCTTCGTCGTAATTTTCGTTGTCCCTGATCTTCGGCTGGTACATCCCGGTGATGGCACTTGAGCCCGTTGGGAAGTCGTCGCCGATGAACAATCCACGGGTATTTTCAACGAAGATACCCAACCCAGAAACAAGTTTCCTCTGCGCCATGATCCGGCCATCTTGGGCGGTGTCGATGTTGAGAGTCCTGAAATCCGCCGTGATCGGCAAGCCTGCGTGAATCACGCTGTAGCGTTCAGGATCAAGAGCCGTACCGAAGCTGATAGCTCCGCTCGATACTGTGTACGTCGTCTCCACCTCGTCATTGTTAGGCGAGCCGATGACCTTGGAATCAGCGAATACCGCGACGTCCTCGCCCTCCAGGTGCCAGAGGCCCGACAAGCCGTCTACGGCCTTCTCCCAATTCGTAGTTGCCACCGTCCTCATCCCCACGGGAACAGTTTCAGACGGCTTGACCGATACCGTTGTCGCGTTGGTGTACGCGGTGATGACGAAGGAGATCGAAATGGGATCTCCCGCAGCATCCGTGCCGTTGATGACTATGGCATCGCCTACCATCGTCGCATCGAAGTACGATGCCGAAGCCGTCATGGTCAACGTATCGTCGTGAGTCCAGCCGCTTCCAGAGGGAGTCATGGTCGTGGCCGACGTGTTCCTGCCATCGTAGGTGACGGAGCAATCCGTGAATACCGAATCTTCGACTGAATCGGTATCGACGAATCGACTGTAGAAACGCTCGATGTTGCGTCTCACGACACCGTTGACGGTCCTCTTGACGACACAGTAAAGCGCGTCCTCGTCTCCTTCGGGAACGACGCACACGTTCTCGTAAGTGCCGTCCTGCGTGTCGTGCCGATGCCACCCGGCGATTTGATGATCCCGGATGTAGGTGATCCCGAGCAGCGTCCCGTCACTCCTGACGAACCAGCCGATTGAATTCGGATTCTGCTGAAACGCTGAATCCACGATGGTATAGCCCTTGAACAAGTGGCTCGAGAAGATTGTGAGATCGCTTCCCCGATAGCCGTTGTCCTGGAACGAGTACGTCAGATCGAGCACCTTGGCCGCCCTGTCCTGGACGTACAAAGCCGTGCCATCCACGATGATTGGTCTGACCGTGCTCGATCCGTTGTAGCTCTGAGCCTTGTTGTTCGTGTGATTCGGCCTCAAGATACCCGCATCGTCTCCGTTAATCGCCTGTTCACTTCCACTGGTCAAGGCTACGAGAGTTCCAATATCAAGCAAGTGCCGGATCTCGTTCACCTCGCGCCCCGCCAGCTTGAACGTCACGGCATCGTCATCCTGAATGGGGGAGCTTACCGTGAAATTAGGATAGAGCCCGACGCGGGAAGTCCAGGCGGTTTCAGGAAGATTCGTCGTCGCCGCGTTGACGAGTCGATTCTGGTAGAGCGTGACGGCTCCCGGGAAATTCCCAGCCCCGGAAAACGGATTCCGCGCCGCCGGAGGAGTGTCCGAGACGTCTGCGGTATAGCCTGTATCCACGAAAGACGTCCCCACCGCGACACCGATGAAGCCGTACACACCGTTCAACGCCTTGTAGATGTTGTACTCAGCCGCTCCGCTGGCGGCAGTCCAGGAAACGGTGATGGGAGATCCGCTTGAAGGAGTCGCACTCGTGGACGTCGCGCTGGATTGGAGACTCTCCTCGAACGTCTCAGTAGCTACCGCCGTAATGACCCACGAAGTAACAGCCCCGCCGGCCCCGTTATTCGATGGATTGGTAGGAGCTGCCTGAGTAGGAGCGAACGTCACGGTAGCAAGCGTCCAAGAGGAATGACCGCTCCTGGTTAGAGTCCGTTCATCGTATGTCTTGCTTGCCAGGTACATGACATCGGCGGTCTGAGTGAATGACAGGGTAGATAGATCCGCCGTCGCGTAAGGCGTCGAGATCGTATAGACCCTGGAAGCCGTTCCACCACTCACGTACGTCGTGTACGACGCCGAATTAATGTTCGTCCCGTAGCTTGAATCCGTCATCTCAAACGTATTCGCTCCGGCATTGACGTTCGCCACCTTGACGAAACGCCCGTTCACCTGAGTCATGCCGATGACGCTTGCGATGTAGAGGATGTCTCCGTTTGCGGGATCGGTCCCCGTGTACGTCACCACTCCGGGATTAGTCTTGGTGATTCCCGTGACCGTCAGCGTCAAGTCCGTGACATAGCCGCCATCCCGGATGACCCGCATGGTTAGATTTTGGAATTCAAGGACGTAAGTCTGCGTCGAATTGAATACCCAGGGGATCAGCTTGACCGCGAGAGCGGAGTCTTTCGCTTCACCGATCCATTGGGTTCCCGAGCGATTCTCGACGCCGCCGCTTTTCATGATCCAGAAATTGCGAAGCGTGGAGAGGGCATTCTGATACTTTGCCACGTCCACGCGCCCGTAAAGCGCGGGAGCAAGCTCGCCTCCTGAGAAGCTGAAGCCTCTGTGCCATGCCATAGATTAGAGTCCGATCCATTCCGCGTCAGGAGCGGGACCGACACGCTGGGAATTCTGATCCGTCGCCTTCGCCTTGCTGAGTGAGAAGGCGTAGAGCTTCTCGACAAGCGGCTGAAGTTTACCGACATCCCTCATGAATCTCGGAGCGATGTACGCCCCCAGCCGATAGGACAACGCCACGCAGAAATCCATAGGGAGCCTCTGGGTATCCGTCTGAAGGAAGGAATACTCCAGTTCGGCGTCCTCCGTGTTCGTCAGGATCAAGCCGCCGTCATCATCTACCGTAACCTTGAAGCTGATGAGAGAGCCGAGCGTATCAGGCTCGACGCCGCTGATGATCCTGCGCGGCCTGACACAATCCGAAGGCGTCCGATAGGCGTAGTAGAATGCTTGGGTGTACGCCTCGTCCTCGTCGCTCACCAAGGCCAGCGCGACACTCTTGGTAGCGAAGGTCCAATCCGTTTCCCTCTGTAACTCTTCCAGGGCCACGTCAAACCATTGGCGACACGCATTCGCCTCCGGTGAACGCTCGTCAAAGTCCGCGATGAAATGGCCTTCTCCTACTCCACAGTGGGAGATCGCCATATTGCAAATATCGGTACGAGAGATGGTCATGATCTCCGTCTCCTGCGGTACTGGGTGATCCATTCGGAGGACGCCGCCGCACCACCGACGAAAACCAACGTCGCATCGGCTCCGCTGATCGTGTAGGTTCCTGCGGCGGCATTCACGGGGATGTTTTTTTGCAAAGTCGCTGCCGATCCCGTGATCGCGTAGGACCCGGCTGCGGCATTGATGAAACTGGCTTTGCTTAGAGTGGCCGCCGCTCCGGCAATCGTGTAGGACCCTGCGGCAGCGTTCACGAAAGCATCTCTCTTCAGGGTAGCCGCCGCTCCTGAGAGAGCGTAACTGCCTGAAGCCGCGTTGATGAGATTCGTTTTCGCCAAGGTAGCAGCCGCTCCCGTGAGCGTGTACGCTCCGGAAGCCGCGTTGACGGGAACGTTCTTAGTCAACGTCGCCGCTGCGCCGGATAGAGAGTACGCGCCTGATGCCGCATTGATGATGTTCGCCTTGAGTGTAGTAGCCGCCGCGCCCGTGATCGAATAAGCCCCAGCCTCAGCATTCACCTCGTAGGCATTGATGATCGGTAGAATCTGAAGGATGATCTGAGGCGGCGGATTAGCTCCAGGAGGTGGACTGAACGGTTCTTTGAACGACCTGAAAAGCGAGTTGCCTCGGGTAGAGCTACCCTGGACTATTGCGCCTGGGACGTTGGTAGGTGAGGTCATTTTAGGTTATTGCGATGGTATGTAATGTCATTCTTGCCACGTCATGTACATATCACAGACCTGTCCCGTGCCGGTGGCGAGGATCAAGCCCATGCCGTTCGCGGTCCCGGTGGGGATCTTGATGCCGTGGTCGCTCCAGAATGTCCAGATGACTCCCGCACCGATGGCTGCACCGATGGAGGCGAAGTTGAAGGAGTCTCCGATGGTCGCGTCTGTCGAGTGGGTCGTGAACGGCGTCAAACTCGCGGGAGCCCCATCCGGGTCCCATTCAGAGATCGTGATGCCCGCGCCGGGAGTTCCCACGGCGGTACACCGCACGAGCTTGACCGCGAGGGCTGTGGTCGTCGTGTTGAAGCAGCCGACTTCACGGAGCCAGCCGCCACGCGAGGCGATGCCGAAGATCGACATCATCGGACGCGCCGTAGTCCCGGCAGTTCCGCGAATTCCAGCGGTATAAATAGGCATCAGACCAACCCTCCGCATTCCAGACGCATCGCGCCGGGACCTTTGATCTCGATCTCAATCTCATCACCTACCGACAGAGGAGGAGAGAACATCGGGTTATTCCCCCACCACGTATGGGTCGCCCCTACGACGTAACACAAGTCCTCTGCCTTCCCGTTTCGGCTGATCTTGACCACCGTCAATGACGGTGCCGACGCGCTGGCGTAGTCGAAGCTAGGAGCCTCGCACTTGAACTTGTGGACACCTTCTTTCAGGATCATCAGGAGCTTCTCTTCATCTCTACCGCAATCATCTTCGCCACTTCCGCCGCGTCGAGCTGAACCGTGACTCCTGAAGTCACTCCCTGCGGAATCGGCTTCGCCGCGTATCCGGGATCAGCGATCAATTCAAAGTGACGTCGATTACAGATACGACATTTCCGGGTAGTGAATCCGTCAGGCCGCGATTCGATGACGTCGAGATTGAAAGCCGCCTTGCAACATTCATTCGCCACCTACGCACCTCCCTGGATGACGATCGAACGCTCAACGGCACGAAGCATGGGCTGTTCGATAGCTTCGATTTTTCGCTTCAAGTCCCGGATCTCGACTCCCACCTGAGAGGCAACACCTTGAGCCTTCACGAGACGCGCCCTGAGATCCTTCGACTTCTCCAGGATTTCAGATTTCGCCTTCTGTAGTGCTTCGACGGACATGAAACCCCCTTATACGAGCGTGAAGATCGTCCCGTCTGTGACGGCATTGTTAAATTTCACGGTGAACGTCTCTCCGTCCAGGAGAATAATGGAAGACCCGTAATCCCACCAGGCAATCAGCGGATCAACCGGCCCCGAGGGGGTATCATTGTAGAGATCCACGTACCGGAACGTCGCCATCGTGCCGCCGGCAGCCGTGAACACCACCTGATCCCCGTCGAGTGTCATCGTACCGGAGGAGCGTGTCCCGTTCGCGGACACCGCTGTACCACCCGCAGAATAGCCGAACCCCGCAGCGATCTCCGTGAGATCAGCCTTCACCGAATTCGTCGCCACAGGCGCGACGAGCGTCAGCATGACCTTGAGCGTATCTCCGGTCGGAGATCCGAATAGATCATGGATCTTGTTCGTCAGGTCTTCGACAAAGACGTTGTGCTTGTTGTACGCAACCATGCCGCCCCCTTACGAGAGTTTCGCCAGCAGTTTCGCTTTTTCATTCTTGAGTTCGAGAAGTGCCGCTCCCTTGGCGTTGACTTCCTGAGTAAGACTCGCAGCCTCGGCTTTGAGTCTCCCGATCTCGGTTTCGAGAGCATCCTTCTTGGCGGAAGCCTTCTGAACCGCTTCCTTCGCCTTCTCCTTGGCATCCCCGAGGATCTCCTCCGCGAGTGCTTCAACGGACTTCGTTGACGACTGCGCGTAAGCCTTCGCGTCCGAGATGATCTTCGCTGCCTTCACGGTAGCGGCTTCAATGAAAGCATTCGCTTCCTCTGATCTCTTCAGAATGTCCTCGTCTTTGGCTACCACCTTGGAGATGCGATCCTTCGTTTCACGTTCAAGGTTTTCGAGTGAAACGATACGATCCAGGAAGTCTCCCACTTTCAGGAGAGCCCGGAACGTATTGGCGGTAGAACGTACCGCGTTCGCGGCATCGTTGATTTCACTCATCGCCGCACCGCGAAGATAGTCACGCTGATGCTCTGAGAACCGCCACCCCCTGAAAACGTCGGCTGAATGTGCCTCGTCGCTTCCGTGATCTGCTCAAGGTCCACGGCTGTTTTCGAGATGTCGTTTCCCTGTGGGTCAGTCAAGGTTTCAAAGGTGATGCCGTCATTCGATCCCTTCATCACCGCCGTAGCACCGTTGAACGTGCCGGTGAATTGAACGGACTTGTCAACGTACCCACCGCATTCGATGGCAGAAGCAGTATCGGCTGCCGTGACGTTGGCCCAGGTGTATAACTTACCCAGGACCATATCCGTGATCGTGGGGTTAATGGTTGACATCTACTCTACTTTCTTCAGTTCCGTGGACTCACTCTTAGCCGAGAGCTTCGCCCTGAGATCCTCTAGCACCTGAGCGTCTTGAGGGCTCTTGACACTCCCGGTTGCCCATGCGACGTTGATGAGATTCACTACTACTGCTTTTTCTTGTGGCGAAAGCACCATTTCGTTTTCCTTTTTAGACCGTGGCGATCAGCCCGGTCGCTTCGATTCTTGAAATCAGCGCGTTAATCGCTGTACGCGCTTCGGCGTCGATGATTGCTCCTCCGCTGGCATCCGCTACACTTGCCCCCTGGACTACGGGAGTCGCGTTCCTTGATCCCAGTGAACTTGATCGCCATGTTCGCCTCCTTATACCGTTGCAATCGCCCCGAGGGCTTCCATCCGCGAAATCAGCGCATTAATCGCAGTACGCGCCTCCGCATCAATGACAACCCCGCCAGTCGCATCAGCGATACTTGCGCCCTGGACTACGGGAGTCGCGTTGTAGAGCCCGAGCTTCTGTGTCGAGGACGTCAAGAGCTTCAAGCCGACGGTCGTCCCTGCTGCGATGGAGAACGTATCGGCAAACGTCAAGGTCCCGCTTCCACCGGCGAGCGTCATGCGCGTCGTTGCACCGGTCTGGAATACAGTACTTCCGCCGCCGACCGTCCCTACAAGACCGTCCGTGCCGTTGTGCGACAGCGAGATATACTGCGGTCCCGTCGTCGTGCCGTAGACTCTGAATTCTTGTGCCGTCGTATCATTCTTGAGAGCGAGGATTGCGGCTGCCTCGCGTATGAGTCTAACGTCGTAAGCCGTGCCCATGTAGAGCCCGGCATTGACATTGTTGGAGTATAGGTAGAAATCTCCGAGAGGCCCCATTAGGAAGTTACTTACGCCGCCGTTAGCGAAGGCTATATAATTTACGATGGAATGGCTAAGCATCCCTGTATCAGAGTCATCACTGAATGAGTGACTAGGGGATGCGGCCGTTCCCGCTCCAGTGTAGAGCCTACCCGTAGCAGTAACGTTGACCCCCGCCGTGATGGAACCGCTAAACGTAGCGGACGTCCCAGAAATATCCCCCGCAGAAGCGGGATCGAAGATCCCAGTAATTTTGGGGACTGTGACGGCAGCCATGTTACACCCCCCTCAAGACGGTCACGGTCCCATCCGTGCCGCTGATCGCGGATACCCTTGCCCGCACCCACCTCCACGCAGCATCCGTCACAAAGCCGTCATTCGTCTGCG